TCTGTGCGTGTGACCCGAGACGATTGACTTACCCATGCGCATAGCGCCGTTTAAAGCCGTTTGGCCCGGTTTGTTAGATAGCGGAAAAGCGTCTCCGTGGCATGTGTGCCATCCTGGAGCAAAGTCGAAACCATTGGGATGGTAGCGAATACCGGCCTTGTCATACCCCATGAATTTGTCGTAGCGTAATTCTGGTAAGTTCATAAAAGCAGGTAATCTGCGAGACAAAGACTTATATACGCGAGCGCCATGGTTAGAGCCGACGACGTCTGTAACTCCAAGATACTCGAGAATTTCTAAAGTTAGTTTTCGGTCTTCGTCAATATTGCCTTCTACTTCTTGCCAAGGTTGGGCAAAGCCCCCGAGTTGAGGTAGGTCAATTTCATCGCCAATACAAATGGTTTGGTGAGGCTTGTAGGCCTTAAGAAACTTTCCTAGATTTTTGACTGCCGCTTCATGAAAAAAAGGTGCTTGAATATCTGAAACCCAAGCAATTCTTTTTATAGCCATTTAGTCCTCTTCGTCGTCCTCGTAGGGTAAGTTATCGATTTTGTTAGGGATAGATGGAAGAATCCAGTCTGGATAAGATTCACGGTCTAGTAAAAGCCAGAAAGCCATATCGGTGGAGAAACCGGCGCGGCGAAGGCTGGTGTAATAGACGTGCATACCAATACAGTAAGCGTCTAGCGCGGAATACGTATCTAGGTCTATGACCTTTTTCTTAGCCATAGGATAAGTGTTACTTACGTAGCATCTCTAAGATTGTATCGACACGCACTTCTAGTCGAGATACCTGGTCTTTAATGCTTGAGCCTGAGTTGGGCTTTAGTTCCGATAGATAATGCTTAATCATAAACTGGACGTAAGCCGCGACCCCGCCAAGGATTGAGATTATGGCGACGCCAAAGGCGGCCAAGTCCACTGCGCTCATTTCTTAGGAGTCGCGTACCCGAATACGCCTGCGACAACTGCGCCCAAGATTGAGCGATAGTTGAGTTCAAAATTAGAAGTCGTTCCCCATACTGCAAGAAAGGCTCCTACTGCTACTAGTACTGGGTGCTTCATGTTCATAGTTTTCCGCCTAACGCTGGGATATTAAAAAACGAACTATCTGTATCGCCTTTTGAAGTGAAAGAAATATGGCAGTGATGGTTATGAGGATTGACTCCCGAATACTTTCGCCAGCGCCAACCCATGCGAGGCGATGCGATGCGACCGTTGAAGATGACGTAGGCCACACGCTTGTCCCCGGCTTTGGCGCAGAGTCGAATCTGGTCAGCAATATTAGGCATGAGGTCTGGTTTTGCTTTACCAGATACATCTCGGTCAATATCGATTGCCCTAACGATGCCGCTATCAGCGCTTGGAATATGGTCCGATTTACCACCTGCAACATGTCGAGCATCTGCGACCCACCCGTCGCTGGTTCTATCTCGGTCTGGAAAACTATCATCGAACTGTTCGCGTAGTTGTTGACCTGCTTTGCATAACTTAGGCTTCATCCGAGTAGCAGTTTTGCTTCTTCTTCTGTAATACCTAAGCGCTCAAGAAGTGCGGCCTTATTTTTTGCAAGATTTGCAGCCGCTTCCGCTTCAGCCTGGCGTAGAGTTTCTGAGGCGATTACTTCTTCTTCAGTTGGAGTTAATACTCTGTTATCCCACTCTGCATCTGTAAGTTCGACTGCCCCTTCTGGAAGTTCAGTAACCGTATCGTCATTTGCCCAAAGAATAGCAATTCCTTCTGCGTCATAAATTACGTATTTCATTTAATTACTCTTTCTCGATGGTGAGCGTGGAATATACTTCGGTAGGAGCGCTTGCGCTATTAACGGCGCGACCAAGCCCAAAAGTACCGACGGAACCGCCTCGTAGAACTTGTCTTAACTCGAAAACTTTTGTACCTGTAATTGTTATTCGTCCGTCGACATAACATCTTAAAGTGTTAGAACCGTCGCCAAACTCACTAGAGCCATAAATTGCGATGGCTGAATCGGTAACATTGTATAAATATGCTTTAGCCTCGTTCGGAACATAAAAAGGAGCCCCGCCTGTAATTCTGTAAGTTCCAGCTGGTAAAGTAATTTGATTAGAAGCTAAACTAGCTCCGCTGATTGTATTAGCGACTACGGTGTTTAGTGTTCGTGTATTAACTCCCTGTATGGAAGTTCCAGCGTGGGTATCTTGCGCTTTCTGGTCTTGAACTAACAGAATAGTAGTTCCGCCACTTGCAGGAATAGCCCATGCGAGACCTGTTGCCGCTGTGGAGTCTGCGGTGAGAACCTGTCCATTTGTACCGACTGTTAATGTTGCAGGAGTACCAGCCGAAAATGCCGATATTAAAGCGCCCTTCGCTGTTAATTGAGTATTCTGGATAGCATTTGAGTCATCTTGTGCTACCCATGAAAAATCAAGGTCTGTACCTGAGGCCTTCGCTAAAACTTGTCCTGTAGTGCCACCCTTTAGGTCGACCAGAGCAGTGTCAATATCTTGACCGAGTGCAGCGATGGCAGTAGCGCCATCCTTTACTAAGTCGGTTGACTGAGGAATATCCCAGCCAAAGTTGGTTGTGGTTGTTGCCATTAGGCTACGACTCCTATCGCGTTGTTCCATGTAAGTGTCGGACTTAGGGTGTTCCAAGTCTCAGATGCGTTTACCTGCTCCCATTTTACAGTAACTTGGGAGAAGTTTATCGGTGTGGCGTTAAATGTCACGCTCAGGTTATTAAGGCTTGCTCGGAATGTCCAACCCTCGATGTAACCCTGGAATGAGCCATCAGTGATATTGCCCGGAAGATTCTGAATCCAGACTGGCTGACCCATAAAGATATTAAGTAAAGCGTCTCTATCTGCATTGTCGATTTCTGGGTTACCTAGTGTAAAGGTAATGGCTTGGAACTTAGGATAAGGGTTAGCCCGAAGGTCAATATATCTATCAGCAAGGCTAGCAGCATCCCCAGCATTTTTAATTCTAGAGGTAAAGGATTCGCCATAAACACCGTAGGCTGCTTGGCTATCGGTGTCCTCGGCTGTGTAACTGCCGCTGCCGCTTGTTCCGTAAGTCAACTGATAATAGTTTCTTAAATCACCTGCTCGAGTTGTTGCCGCTAAACCGATGCCATTAGCGTGATTTGCATCCAAAGTGGTATAGCCATTGGCTGCTAAGTAATCCTGTCTATGGGTTGAGTCTGCATAGCCTATATTTCCATTAGCGTCTTCATATAAATATCCAAAAGCCGAGTTAGCAATTTCAGAACAGATTGAATAAAGGTCTGTAGGAGATGAAGAACGGGCTATCATCTCGTAGTCACCTGGTCGGTCAATTTCTCCTAACCCGATGTTTACTGCGTTAGCCCAGGTTTCAGTTGGGTTGTAAGTGGCCCAAGTTTCTGAGGCTGCCACGTCATTCCATGAGCCTAAAAGGTACTGCGAAAGCAGGGTGTAAATCTGGTCGCCGTCCTGGTCAGTGGAAAGTATTGCGTTATCAATAATCTTTGGAAGTTTAGATAAAGCGCCAAGAGCGGTAATAGTGCAGGCGGTTGTATATCCTAGGCTTCCTGCTTTATTTACTGAAATTGTAAAATCTGAGATTCTGCCGCCAAAAATAGGCACATAAATCCCAGACGAATTAGTTACCTCGACTGTGATTGAGGTTCCGACAGTAAAGTTGTAACTTGAATTATTAAAGTTAATTAACTGTAATTGGCAATATCCTGCGACTGGTTGTTCGTAGATATCGGTACGGCCAGAAGTAATAGTCAGGTTTGCGATTGTTACATCGGTAATTTCAACGCTATTAACTAAGACCTTATAAGTAGGAGTCCAGGCTGTCATACAAAGACTAGCCCTGAACCGCCCAAAGTTCCTCGGGCTGACGAATCGTTAAGAAGTCCGACTATCTGACGAGCGGTAGACTCAGGGTCAATAGCACCATTAACGGTAATACTTGTGGTTCTACCCTGGGCAAACGCTCTTAACCGAGCATCTGAATCCATAATTTCGGCTGACAACGCTGGCGCTGCACTTTGAGATGAAGTAGAAAATGAGGCGTTTGAAAATGATGCTGACCCGCCGGTAGATGCTCCAAAGAAGTTTCCTACCGCTGAACCTGCTCCTTTAATTGCGTCAATAATGCCTTTGACTGAATTGTAAATCTTGGTAAGAGTGTTAACGAAAGTGGCAAAAGTATCAATGACGCCAGCAATAATATCTCCCAAAACACTGAAAGCCGCACCAAGGGTTTTACCGATAATTGGCGCAAGATAGTCTTTTGCAAAGTTATAGATAACCTTCATAAAATTAAAGAAAGGCTGAAGTTCTTCATTATTTTCTGCTAGTGAATCTTTGACTGAATTAAAAGCAGAACGTAGTCCCTCTAGAACTGGTCTAAAGATTCTAATAACTGGCGCTAGGTTCTCGCTTAAGTTGTCTGCAAAATCTTGAATGGCAGGGATAAGGCGCATAACCAAAAGTTCTACCATAGGGGTAATTGCTGTCAGGATGTAAGACCCGACGGTCTCCTTGCCTTCGTCGAACGCTATCTGAAGGCGGGTTAACTTACCCTGAAATGTGTCTGCCTTCGTTGAAGCCTGGTTTTCAAAAGTGTCTGCAAGTTGGGCCGTAATCTGGTCCATGCTCATGGTCTTTAATTGAGCCGAAGATAAACCGATACCTAACTTAGCGAGTGCGGCTGTATTACCTTCAGCGGCCTTAGCCATGGCGTTAGTAACTGCCTCGAGCGATTTACCGCTGCCGGCTGCCACGTCTATGGCTACAGTCTGTAACTTCTGAGCCTTAGCAAGGTCTCCAGTGGCTCGTGAGAGGCGTTCTAAGGATGGTCTTAAATCATCGTCGGTAACGCCAAAGGCTAAGGATGTTTTAGTTATGTAATCTTCAGTGGCTGCTATCTGGTCTTCAGTAGCGCCCGTTACGTTTTTAAGAGTAAGCGCTAACTTTTCTTGAGCGGCGGCGTCTGCGATTGCAGACTTAACTCCATCGATTGCAAGTTTGCCTGCGTACGCAACGGCGGCTGCACCGGCGGCTGCAAAAGCCAAGCCAGCCTTTTTCCCAAAATCCGAAACTTTGTCGCCAAAAGACGATACATCTTTGTCCGCCTTATCTAAATTCTTTGTGAAGTTATCGACGTCAGCAAGGAGTTTGAGCGTTAACGCTCTAGTACCTGTAGCCATTAGCCCCACTCCTTCAAAATCTTAGTAAATGATTCAGTCCATCTAGCAACTATCTGCGGTTGAATCTTTCGCAGTGTTGGATAAATAAACCATCCCTTAGAGCCACGACCTTGGCGGCCTGACCATACAGGGAATTGCTTATACTTATTAGAACCGAACTCCGAGCCGCCCCAGATGTCTCGAGTAGTTGCACCACCTGAGAACTTCTGGGAAGCGAACCCGTAAGTTATCTCGCCTATGCGGCTTGACTTCTTAACCCTTGACCCTTGAGCAATACGTCCCGCGACTTTACTGCTCTGTAGGCTTCCGGCTGTCTGGATAACTTCATCTCTAGCAAACTCGGCAAGAGCGCCTGACTGGCGCTTGGCTTCCTCGTTGGCTTCTTCACCCATATTCTTTAGGGCCTTAAATACTTGACGAAGTTCCGTCTTATCGAAGGCGATTACTTCATCTGCCACGATTACGCTCCTCTAGTATTTCAACTGCCGTAAGAATATCCTCGGCGCTTTGCCAATGTCCCATAGGGATGTGTGTGGCTAGTGCCAGTTCAACTAAGAGTCGGCTTACGCTTCCTCTTGGATGACTTTTGGGTCTCCTTCACCTACTTCGACATCTGCGACCGATTCCATCCAGACATCCAGTGTCTTGGTTGGCTTGCCGCCTGCTTCACGCTTCATCGCTGAGTGTGCTACATAAAGAATGTCCCACATGCCGCCGAACTGAGAAATAACCTTTTTAGTTGTCATCTCCCATTTGGCGTAATCAGGTGGACGAACCAGGTAAGTGGTTTCGGTTCCGTCTACGTATTTAATTGTTATTTGTTGTTGCATTGTTTGCTCCCGTTTCTACTGTTTAGGAGAATGTCTCTGTGACAGTTCCGTTTGCTACTTTGAAAGTAAAGTCTACAGTCTGTGCATCTGTTCCGGCTCCGCCTGCAGTTGGAAATTCAGGAAGAATTGGAAAGACGAACTGAGCGCCAGTAGCGGCTGTAAGAGTTACTGAAATTGTTGTATCTGGTGCTTCTGCCGCTGCCCATAGAGCCTCGCATACTGAAGAAGTCTTACCCCAGTCAGCGAGCATTGAAAGAGCAAAAGAAGCCTCAGTGTTAGTTGTCTTGTAGGCCTCGCCGTCGAGAGTCTGGTATGTCTCGCGAAGGTTAGTCTTTGTTAGGACTGCCGATAGAGCCTGGGCTTCGATATCTGTTCCACCTGTGAAAGATAGAGAAATATCGCGACCTGTGATTACTGTGGTTGCCATTATTTATCCTTAGTTAGTTTGTGTGTAGTAGGTAGAAACTCTGATATCTGCCACCAAGACATTGGAAGGCCCGACCTGAGTTACTGTTGGTTTTTCAACCGCTCCGACTGTGTATCCCACTGGGATAACCTTCAGAACGCTTATTACGAGTTGCTCGAGATTATCGAGCGAAGCCGGATTGCTGTTATATGCAACCGCGACTGAAATGACTAGGTTAATTTTGATGTGGAGCGTCGACTTATTAATAGTCTCCAACTCGAGATAAGGAGAGTCTGGGACTGTCACTACGAAGGGGACCATGGGAGCCTCGGGAACGTACGCGTAGACGTTGCCTGCTACGTTAGCAAAGGCGTTTGCTAAAGGCTGGCGAACTGTGTCTAAGATGGTTGAGGCTGGCATTACTGCACCATTGAATCGGTATCGATGTAAGCCCCGAGAAGTCCTGACACTCTATTGAATAGGCTACGGCCTAAGCGGTAAGGGCTGACGTTGGTAAAATCTACGCCTTCAATTTGTCCGCCTGGAGCGATACGAGACTGAAATACTTCTACTGATACTGCTAGAACCGCTGACTCTACGGCGCTTACGCCTACATAAGTTGCAGCGCCTGAAAGAGTGGCCTTGCCTGAAGGAATAACGTTTCGTCCGTCGATATCTGCGTTAGTAATTGCTACAGTGAAGAATCCATTAAAATCTCTATAAACACCGTCTACGAATACTCGAGAATTAGAGTTCATGATGTATGTATCAATGTCGTAATTGCTAGATTCTAAAATTGTAAAAGTTCCGTTGAACGGGGAGCCGCAGCCGGTAACGACTACGCTTTGACCTTCTGAAAAATTATTTTCGCCTAAGCATGTGTAGTAGGCGATGTTATCCTGAAGTTCTACACGGGATATTGGTGATGCGTAAGTAACCAACATAGGCAAAATTACTGCCTCAGCCGTATCTATTACGTCTGTTAAATATGCGTCATTGTACAAGGATGTAGAGACACCAAGAATAGACCTTAGTTCTGCAACTGTAACTATTGAAGCCATCTCTACATCCTCTCTATTAAACGACTGGGGGGGCCACCGGGAGCAGCAACCCCCCCATGATTAGTTTTGGTTATGCAACCATGAATCGGTAAGCGCCTGCGCCGAGTTTTGTCGCAACTGCGCCATAACCGTAGTAAGCAACCTGTACCTGGCCTGAAGAAAT